ATTCTCGATGATATGGCGGAAAAATATAAAGATAACGATGAAAAAATGGCAGAAATAGATGAATTGAGGGCTGCCGCCAAACTAGCTTATGCTAAGCAACTAGCAGATCTCGAAGAAAGTCTCTGGGATAAAGTGACAGATACTATGAGTGCTGCTTGGGATGAAGCAGTTAGAGGTATGCAAAGAGCTTTTAGTGATCTTTTTTATAATGTATTAAAGGGAGAGATGGACTCTTTTGAAGATATATGGAAGGCCTTCTGTGATGCTCTTGTCAGAGCTTGGTCAAATGCACTTGGCGCTATGGTTACAAACGCTTTATTTGGACAGGGTGGAACTGGTGGTTTCTTTGGCGGTTTGGTTAAGAATTTATTTGGTATTGGTGGTGGTAACTGGGGTGCAGGTGGTTTGGGTTGGGCAGGGACAGTTGCTGGAAGCGCTTCTGGTGCAAACTCAATGGTTTGGTTACAGAAGGGTGGTATTACTCGTGGTCCATCCATAGTAGGAGAAGCAGGACCAGAGGCTGTGGTTCCCCTTCCAGGTGGTCGTGAAATCCCTGTTGAGTTTAAGGGAGAACGTGAAGCTGGACAAACTGTTATAAATAATTTCTTTATTAATGCAGCAGATGCTAAGTCGTTCGACGATATGGTAAGAAGAAATCCTCGTGCAATTATAAAGTCAGTTACAGAAAACGCTCAACGAGCAGGTCCATTAAGGGGAGCGTTAAACTTTTAAGGAGTAAGATAGATGGCGCTATTTCCAGAGGGATTAAGACTTAGATATCCTTTGAATATATCTACCGAATTTCGCACCTTGGTTACAGATTTTGAGTCGGGGAGTGAGCAAAGGAGAAAAGTATGGTCTTTCCCAAAGAGACGTGTCCAATTAGCGTTTAATGTAATTACTCAATCAGATTTAAGACAAATCTGGCAATTCTTCTCTGACCGCAATGGTTCTTATGAGGAATTCGACTTTTATATCCCTTATCAAGAATACTGGTATAACGAGTATCTTGGGACTGGTCCCGGTGATGTTTTTGACTTAAAGAGTAAGAACACCGACGTAGCTACAGTAACGGTGTATAACGATGGCGCAGAAGTAGGTTATAGTTTCTTAGAAGGTGGTGGTCAATATGGTTCCGATAGAATAGATCTTACGGTTGCTGCTACAGACGGGGAAGTAATTTCTGCAGATTTTTATGGACAAATGAAGTTAACAAGTAGATTTGAGCAAGACCAACTAGGTTTTGAAATATTTACATGGCTTCTTTATAATAATCAAATCAATATTGTTGAGGCGAAGGAGGGTTCTTAATGAAAGATATTCCTGTTGCACTTAGTAACGAACTAACAAAAAATGCCTGTTTTCTTTGCTTCTTAATTACGTTTAGTTTCGATACAACGCTATATTATACGAATCTCGACCACGATGTTTATTACGATGGAATTACATATAACTCAAGAGGGATGGAGTTTTCTGACATACAGCAATCAATTACTCCTACTATTGATAGTATTACTTTTGACATAGATAACGTGGAGCTTGAGTTTTCTTCCCTCTCGTTAAACCAAGAATTGCGCGGTAAAAGATGCGAGATAAAGATTGCTGCTCTTGACAAACCACTAACTGTTCTAGCAACAAGTATTATGTTTGTGGGAGTAGTTAATTCAATTGAAATTAACGAGCAGCGTTGCACCTTTTCTATTTACGACCCATTTCTTTACTGGCGAATAAAAGTTCCAAGAAGGGTCCACCAGTCTACTTGTCCTTGGGTCTTTAAGGGAGACATTTGCCAATATGCTGGTGTAGCTACAAATTGCGATAGGTCTTACGATAGATGTTTAGAGCTGGGAAACACTATCAATTTTGGTGGGTTTAGGTGGATTGACGACTTACAAGATAGGGAACTCTGGTGGGGCAGCCAGGAAGGTATGCCTAAAAGTTTTTGAGGTGCTATGAGAGTAAAAAATATAACATCGTTGGTTTCAGATATTATTGAAGTTCCCTACAAGTTAGGTGGGTTTACACCAGAAGAAGGGTTTGATTGCTTTTCATTTTTGTATTATTTTTATGACAAATTGGGTTTTAACATACCGCCACTTGATGACTTGGGTTATGGCATAAATAGAGACAATTACGTAGAACTTTATGAAGCGAACCCGAAAAGAATGTTAAGAATAATGTTTAGAGTGATTTGTAAATTAACTACATCTGGTAAATTGAACTATCTAGAAGTTCCAGATACGCTTATCTATAAAAGTAATGGGGGAGACTCTTCTGGTATATATATCGGTCAAAGCAACATATTGGTTCTTGATGTTAATCTCGGTATTTGTGTTATACCAAGAAAGCACTTAAAAATGGATGGAGTATTAATAAGACGATGGTCACAGAAATAGCAACGTGGATAGCAGGTTGGGGTATATGGGGACTAACTGCTGGGACTAAAGCCTTTGTTGCTTTTACTTACGTTGTGTCTACTTTATTATATACTGTAATTACTGCTGCGATGTATGGTTTGTCTTACATAACAAGAAAGAAACCAGAAGAGATAACGTCTCTTGATTATCTTCTTGTAAATGGACAGTCACCAAAAGATCCAGTTCCAGTAGTATATGGAACTATGAGAATAGGTGGAACATGGTGGTGGATAGAAACCACTGGAATGTTGAATACGACTCTTAAAGCGTGCCAAACTATTTGCGAGGGCGAAATAGATTCTTTAGTACAAGTGAAACTTAATGATGTTGACATAAGTGCTAAAGGTGGTTACGCAGGTTATGCCTTCTATAACGGTGCAGCAGATCAAGCAGTAGGACCAAGCGGTGACGCAGCAAGAAACACCGCATATCTTTATGTTTATTTTGTATTTAGTCATTGGATTTCTATGTGGAGTAAAATACCACTAGTAACCGCAACAGTAAAGGGGCTAAAGTGTTATGACCCGAGAACAGAAACCACAGAATGGAGTAACAACCCGGCAGTATGTATCTACGATTTTATGCGAAACACTAGATATGGAATGGGCATTGATGCTAGCTTTATTGACACTACTTCTATTATTGACGTAGCGAATACTCTTGATGACGAAGGCTATGAGATGAACGCAGTTGTTGCAGCTAAAGCACCCGCACTTGATATTTTGACTGAGTTACTAACTAGTTGTAGATGTTCAATGCTTTATTCGCAAGGACTTTGGAAGATGAAGTTCCTTGAGTATGAAGCGCCAGTTATGTCTCTTGATGAGGACGATATAGTTAAGGAATCCTTTACTTTCAACTTTCCTGCGGCAGCAGATTTACCAAATACGATTATAGTCAAATTTGCTAACGCAGATAACGACTATGTTCAAGAGGAGTTTAAGATTCATGACGAAAGCCAAATTATTAATGTGGATAAAGAAGAGCGAGCCCAAACTATAACTTTAACCGGAACTACAAGTTATGAGCAAGCTCACAAATGTGGAGTATATCAACTAGAGCGACTAAAACTTGGTTGTCGCTTCATTTTTGTTGCTGGACCGAAAGCAATCCCTTTAGAACCAGGTGATGTTATACAAGTAACGCATAGTTTACCTGGTTGGACGAACCAGTTAGTTAGAATTGAGGAAGCAAGATATTTACCCAGTGGCGAGGTTCAACTATCTGTTCTCCTTGAGCATGAGGATTTATATGACGATATAGTAAACATAGTCGACCACACGGAATGGAGCACCACATTAATTGATCCTACTGAGATACTACCTCAACCAGACAACGTCCAGTTTACTGAAGAAAACTATATAATGAAGGACAACACATTTACTCGACTTAAAGGAACTTGGTCATTTACGCATAGTTTTATAGATTATGTGGAGGTTTGGATATCGCGGGATCTTACAAATTGGTACATGCACACGAAAACTTCTGGCGACTTCACGATTGAGCCAGTTTACGAAGGAGAAACTTACTATATTAAACTAAGGGCGGTTAGTATATATGGATCAAGAGCGGATCTTAATGACTTAGATTACTATGCTAGAACGATATCCGGAGTAGCTGATCCACCAAATAACGTAACGGGTTTCAACATCGGAGTAGCTGATGACAAGTTGAGCATGGGTTGGAACGCAGTTACAAATACAGACTTACTCTACTATGAGATTCGATGGGGCGCTTCTTGGGGAACAGCTATACCTATTGCACAAGTCAAGGCGACGAAGAAGACCTTTACTGGTGTAAAACCTGGAACACATACATTTTTGATCAAGGCCAAAGACACACTCAATAACTACTCTTTAGTTGCTGGACAGAAGACAGTTACTATACAAAATCCTATTGGCTATGCGCAAGAAACTGCCTATGGAACAGACTTTTCTGACAGCACGAGTTACTGGAACGTGGAGTGGTATGACGATCCTGTCCACGGACGAGTTCTTTCAGTTTGTGACTCAACTGCTTCTCTGACTGGCTGGTGGGAGTCTCCGATTTATGACTTGGGTTCAAATGACTTTAGAAAACTATGGAACATCTTCTCATGGGCTTCAGATACTCCTGGTGGAACATGGCTTGCTGGTGCTGGAGACTTCGATTGGGAAGATGTCTTTGATATAGGTGAAACTTGGTTACAACAGTTTGCTGGTGCACCAGTAGGTACGATTGAAATGACACTATACTTTTCTGAAGATGGAATAGATTGGGATTCGTTTACTGGTTTCGAGTTAGTATCCCATGAGTGTAAAGGTAGATACTTCTATTACAGAGTAACGCTAACAAATGTATCGGATGAAGTAGAAATATTACTTAAGCCAGTTACGTTCTACTCTTGGATGAGGACATAAAATAATGACTACTAACAATGCTAAACCCAACAACCGACCAGTTTATTGGTTCGTAGGGATTCTTGTTTCAGTCTTAGTTACATTTATGAGCATAGGTTTCTATAGCTTGAGCGCGCAGATAACTTGTAACTCGAATAGATTGAAGGAAATGTCTAACCATATGTCTGAGATTAAGACTAATGTAGAAGTCATAAAAGTTCAAGTAGATAATCTTAATACAAATCTTGATAAACTAGATAGGCGTTTAGAAAGAGTTGAGCATAATAACAAAAAGGGGAGTGAGTAAGTGGCCAATCCAGTAAAGGATTTCTTTGATAACAAGGATTTCAACGAATCTTTGTGGACTACTGATCTTGGTGCAAATGGTGCAGTTGATGAGCAAGTGAGTGATGGCGAACTAGTAATGACTTGTGGAGTTGGCACTAACGCTGACCCAAGTAGAATATATCAAGCTTCGATTTCTGGCGATTTTGATATAGTTATTAAAGTAAGTGCTTTAGACCATACGGCCGATTCTCAACAACAGTGGGCAGGAATCTTCATGTGGAACGCCAGCAACTATTACTTCCTTGCTGGTTATTACTGGAGTAATATCAAATATGCAGATGCTTTTGCTTGGAGACAAGGTGGTTCTAGTGGAAGCGGAACTGGCACTGGTCCTGAACCAGCAACTTGTCCGTTTTGGATTCGCTTAGTAAGATCAGGTTCTACAGTAACTGCTTACGGGTCTACTGACTATGAACCCGAAAACACACCAACATGGACTGAAATTGAATCTCATGATATTACAAGTAATGACTGTCAAGTTGGAATCTTTGCAAATGACAATGCTGGCGGTGGTGGTTGGGATGTAAGTATAGATTATTTTGTTAATAATGGCGACTATCCACCTACTTGCACAGGTTGGACAAGTCCCGGAACCGTAGTAAATTTCAATGCTGGCGGTGTTGCTTGGGAAGATCCTGATAACGTAAAGGTTTCAGACGATAATCACGCTTACGTACAACTCATAAACGCAGAGCAATGTCAATACTTAGTAGCTTATAATTTTGGGTTTGCTATTCCTGCTGGTGCAACCATTGATGGAGTAGAAGTAAGAATAGAGAAGAACGGTGATGAAACTGAATTTCTCACACCTGGTTATGTTTTCCTAACTAGGAGCGCTTCTGGAAATCCTGTTACTGACGATAGTCCTGACGAGGAAACTATTACTGAGTGGGAAGAAACTGACTTTTATGAAGCGTTTGGTGGGGAAGAAGCTCTCTGGGGATTTGTAGATCTAGATGAAGCAGATGTAGAAGATTCTGACTTCGGGGTTTATATCTCTGGTTTAACTGCTGATATTGATGCTACAGCAGAGGCTCGCGTAGATCATATTCAGGTTAACGTTTACTACACAGAAGCAACTACAACCACAACCAGCACAAGCTTGACAACACTTAGCACAACATCCTCGTCTAGCACTTCTCTAACAACGGTTTCCACAACTCTAACGACAACTAGCACAAGTCTAACCACACTTAGTACAACATCCTCGTCTAGCACTTCTCTAACAACGGTTTCCACAACATCCTCGTCTAGCACTTCTCTAACAACGGTTTCCACAACTCTAACGACTACCTCAACAACTTGCGCACCGTTCCATTATAACTCACCTAAACAAGAAGACAACTTATTTGACGATATAGATAAAGTTCGAGAAAACTTCTACGCTTTAAGAGTAAGGGAAGCATGTGGAAGTGCACCAAGTAACCCTCAAGCAGGTATGTTATGGTTTGATACTACTAACCAACAGCTAAAGCAAAGAAATGTAGATAACGATGCTTGGCTAATTCTATGGGATATATCAACCGATGAAGTTCCTACAAAAAAGATTGAAGATCATATAGCAGAGAATATTACCGCAGCAAATACAGTTCATGGTATTCGTCAAGGTTCTGGTAATAGTTTAGATCTAGATAAATTAGATGGATATCACGCCTCTGAGTTTCTAACCCCTGCTTATATGGCTTCTTCTCATACTGCGAAAACAAGATATAATAGTGCACCTGGAATGAATAATATAATTCAATGGCGTACTGGTTCTTGGGGTTATACTTACACAGATGTAACCTACAGCGAATACGTAGATGGAGGACCATAAGGAGAAAAGAAATGGCTTTTGATAAATTCAGTCCTGCTCAATCTCATGACGCCCTTGGTGATCTTCAACTAATAAAGTCGAATTTTGAAGCAATAAGAGATTTTGAAGCAGGAAATAATCCACCAGCAAGCCCACAAGCAGGAATGTTATGGTTCGATACTGGTAATGATCAATTGAAACAGCGTAATACAGATAACGACGCTTGGTTGGTTCTATGGGATGTATCGACCGATGAAGTTCCTAAAAAGAAGATAGATGACCATATAGCTGACAACATAACGGCCGCTAACACGGTTCACGGTATTCGTCAAGGTTCTGGAAATGGACTTGATGGCGATTTATTGGATGGAAATGAAGCAGCAGCTTTCGTCTTACTAGCAAACTTAAATGCGTTACACTCTGCTAGAACAAGATATAATAGTGCCCCCGCAATGAATAGTATAATTCAATGGACAGGTGGTAGTCATGGTTACACTTATACTGATGCTACTTACAGCGAATATGTAGATGGAGGAGCATAATGTATAAAACTTTTCTTTTTAACCCAACCTTAAAGTGTAATCTTGCTTGTGATTACTGCTACCAGACACCAAACTCAGAATCTTGGGACTACTTTAAGACCTTTGATAGGTTAATAGAAGAGATTCAAAAGTACGACGAACCAAGTAAGATCATAATTCATGGGGGGGAACCAACACTAATTGGTGCAAATAATTTAGAAAAGTTATGTGAGAAGGCTAAAAATGCTAAAATTAAGTTAGAATCCCTGCGAATACAGACAAATTTATATAACTGGAACGATAAATTTACTAAAATTGCTAAAGAGTACGATCTCCGAGTTTCGACATCTTATGATGGCCCAGTTAGTCTTAGGAAAGACAAAAAGGGAAGAGACACGTCAAGTATAATCAAAAGTAAGATTTACGAACTACTAACTGCTAGCGTAGACGTGTTTTACATAACCGATCTTTTGCCTATTTGTCCAGTAGAAGATGTAATAGATGACCTATGTGAAATAGGGATCAAATATATCGCAGTTAGGTTTCCAAATACACAGTTGTTTAGTATTGAAAAGATGACGCAACACGTTCTGGATTTCTATAGAAAAGGAATAAAGAAACTAACTGTAAATAAAATAGTAGAAAGAAATATGTCCAATCTCATTTCTTTTCTTTTCTTACGACCAGAGCAGAGAAGGGGAATTGCTTGTAGTTATATTCCTTGCATGGAGACAAAACTCTATCTTTCAGTTCTTGGAAATGGAGATATATATCCATGTAATAGACGAATCAAACCAGAACTTAAACTAGGTAACATACAAGAAAATACTTTTATCGATGTTCTGAGTTCTACTACTACTGAGTGTCTTATAAAAAAGGAACGTGAATTATGGATAAGTGAACCATGTAATAGTTGTCCGATTAAAGAGTTTTGTTTTGGTGGGTGTCATGGAGAAAGAACAAATGATAAATATATTGCTTGTGATTTAAGGTTTGGGATATTTAACTTAATAAAGTTGTTCACACAATTTAGTCCACAAATTATTGAGTTCTATATAAGGAGTATGAGCAATGGCAGAAGTAATAGTTTTTGATGAAGACCGACTACCTAAAGGGATGATGGGTAAAGATTCAGAAAATATTATTGAGCACCCAGAGTGGAACGTAATTGATATAACACCTGAGTTTTATTTAGAACACCAAGAAGATTATTATCTCTTCGGATTGTGGCGCGGTGAATTAGTAGACATGAGAAATATAAGTAAGATCGGAAAGTGGTTAGTAGAATACACTAAGATAACTTTTGAGCAAGGGGTTACCCATGCGGTTCCTTTTGAAGCGGGATCTAGTCCACCTAATTTAGAACCACGGTGGATTCTCATAAAAGATAGTACGTATGCAGATCTTACTCTTAATGTGAAGAAAGCTAAAATTGACCAATTCAAAACTTGGCGCTTAAATATATCTAAAAGAAAACTAAACGTAATAGAAGACGATCTACATAAACTAGCCCTCAAAGCGTTTGTTTTGAGGGAAATAAACTCACTCCCACAAGACAAACTAGACCAATTGAAAGCAAAGATCAATACTTTTAGAACTAGAGAAAGCAACTATGAAGATCTAGTAGCACAAGTAAACAGTTTTTGGGAACCAGCGGATGTAGAAAACGCTTGTAATCAATTCGACTCTACTTTGGAGTAGGAGAAGCGATGTTTAAGTATAAAGTCAAAGTTTTCTTTACCAACATTTTTCTTTCTGTGTTCAGTTGGTTTCTTCTTTTATTCCCTAAACTCCTGATTAGAATAGTTGAAAGAAAATTGATTGAAGAAGAGAAAAGTCCACCAGTAGAACTTGCGTTGATTAGAAAAAACGATACTGCTGCTAGAATACAAATTGAGCAACTTAAGACGACTTTCTCTAGTAAGTCTTTTCATAAACTTCTTGATAAATATCCTGAATACTTCTGGGTTTGTTGGAAATCTGGACTTCACCGAGAAAAAATTAAAGAAGATTATCGCAACTATAGACGGACAGCGAGGTATAACTAAATGTCCCAATACGCAAGACCCAACGAAGATATAGTAGTCGGGTCTTGGACCAAAACTGATCCTTCATTTTACTATGAAGATGTGAATGACGTTGGTGCGCATGACGGGGATACTACTCGAATTACTGGGACAAATGGTTGTGGCACTATAGTATTGAAGCTGAGTGGGATCTCTACACCAAGTGATCCTTCTTCTTGTACGTTGTATATTTATGCAAGAACTGCTGGTGGTGGTGGACCAGAGAAAGCCGACATTGAGTTAGTAGAGGATTATGAGGGTACGCCAGTTACTCATGCTTCTTGGAACAATAAAGGAACTCGTGGCGCAGCTTATGTAAATGAAGCAGGCGCTGTCGACTTATCAGCAGTTACAAACTGGTCAAATCTTTATATCAAATTAATTGAAGATACTATTGGTAGTGGTGAATATTGGTATTGTACTCAGATTTATTTAGAAACATCAGATGCACCCACAACTACTACGACAACAACTACAACCACTACGACTACTACTACAACAACAACCACAACGACTACATCTACATCTACTACAACAACCACGACCACAACTACTACAACTACTACTACCACAACGTCTACGTCAACAACTACGACCACAACAACTACTACCAC